AAGTTGAAAGAGCAAATACGTTTTTTAGAAAACAAGCAAATTTAGGAACATATAAAGTAGGAAAGACTGATCCTATAAGACCTGGCAGATTACGTATAACACAAGGTGGCAAACAAATAAGAAGTGGTGTTAAAGGATTACAGTTTCATCATATATTTCCAATTGCTGGAGAAATTCCTACTACTACAAAAGAAGTAACTTTTATAAATGATATAGTGAATGCAGAAATGGGAGGTTATAATAAACAATTAAATGATATAGCAGATGAAATTTCAGACACTCTTATTGAAGAAAAACGAATTGGAAGTTATTCTAATCAAAAAGAAGCTCTTAAAAAAATAGATGAGTACAATTCAAAATCAAAAGAAATAATAGAAGGCTTACCTAAAAAATATAAAGGTCTTATTGGGGCTCGAGAAATATCTCCAGTCTTTGATGAATACGGAAAAATAATTAATTTAACTTCAAAAAACATAGGAGGGGATCCTTCTAAAGGTGTTCCAGGTAAAGAAATCTTGTTAGAAAATGTTCCCCAAAAATCAGAAGGATACAGTCCTAAATCACTTGAAAAAAAAGTTAAATCAATAAGTGATAATGTTCTTTGCGCAATAGGTAGTTCAAATACATTAGCTTTTAGAAAAGATCTTACAAGAATGTCTACAGGAGGAAGGATTGGTTTTAAAGATGGGCCTACACCTAATTGTGTAGAATTAGGTAAGAAAAAACTTGAAGAAGGCAGAATAGGTAAATCAGAATTAAATGCTGTAGAAAAATCATTAACTAAATCAGGAAAAATGACGCCCGCTGCTAAGAAATTTTTTACAGCAGCAAAAACAGCAGCTAGAGTTGGAGGAAAGATTCCTCTTGAATTAATATCAATTGGTTTTGGACCAGCGGGAGTAGTTGCTGGAGCTCTTCTTGAATTAGCAACTGTTCAAGACGATGTTATGAGAGGAGATTTAAAAGAAGCGTGGAGAAATACTTTTCCTGGTATGGTACTTAAAGGAGCAGGAGATTTAGTTGGATTAGACTTAGTTGGTTCAAAAAGAAAAGACATATTAAAGTTTGCTAAAAATCCTGAAGAAATAGCTTCGGTTAATTCTATGTTTAATTATCTTGAAGGAACAGAAAAATTTAATGAGATGCTTGGTGATATGGAATCTGATGCTGAAGATGTTTCAAGATTTGAACAATATCAGGATCCAGAATCACAATATATGGTATCAGAAGCTTCACGAAGAGTTTATGACTTAGAAGATCAAGCTAAAAAATTAAAAGCAATATTAGATGCTCAAGAAAAAGATTTAGGAACAGCAGAAGGCCAAAGAATGAGTATAGATGTTTTAAGAAGAGAGATTGAAGGAAGATATCCTATGGCTAAAAAATTAAACCCTAGTTTAAGTTTAGAACAATTTGTAGATGATGAAATAAATAGAATTTATTTTGGTATTCAAAAACAAGCTGCACCTATTCCTGATGTCATTGATCCAGATACTCAATTTAATTTAATGAATCCTGTAAGACAACCTTTTGCAGAAGGTGGTTTATCTATTCAAGATAAAATACAAGAACTGTTAGCTTCTATACCAGGATTAATGATTGCAGACTTTGTACCTATTTCAGAAAAAGTACAATTAAAAAGATTGTTTGATCAATTCAATGACAGATATATGCGTAAGGCAGAAGGAGGAAGAATTGGTTTTAAAAATGGACCAGAAGACATTAATAAATCAAGAAGATTATTTAATCAGTTATTACTCGGTCTAGCTGCATTACCTGTAGTTGGAAAATATTTAAAACTTACAAGAGGAGCTGGCAAAGTTGCTAACATTACAATTAATAAAACAGCAGGTATGCCAGATTTTTTCGAACCTTTAGTTAATAAAGTTATAAATGAAGGAGTTGATGTTACTAAAAAAATGGGAACACAGGAAAGACAAATTGTTCATAAAGCAGATATCGCAGATCACGAAGTTACAGTTTATCATCAATTAGATACGGGAGAGACAGATGTTTATATCAATGGTATGAAAACTTTATACCAAGATGCAGTTAGATTGTATTACAAACCTGGTCAAGTATCTGAAGAAGCATCTAAAGCTGCTGGTAGAATAGTTAAAGAACCCGATGAATTTATAGCACAAGAATCTTCACCTGCTTATTCTGGTGGTCCAGAAGATTATGAAATAACATCAGATGGTACTTTTGAAACAAATAACTTTAATGAGTTAGCAAGTGATTTAACTGAAATAGAATCAGCTGTTATGAAAAAACCAATAAGTGAGTTACAAAAGAGAAAAAGATTAGAGAGATACAAGTACTATGAATCTAACGAAGGAACTCAAAAATTGTTAGATGAGCAGTACGGTGACTACGATGATACAATGAGAGATGATATCATAGATGAGTAAATATCCTAAGAAACACCTTATTCCACCCAAGTCAGGTCCTCAACCACAAGGCTTGAATATTCAATATAATACTGTTAAAACAATACCTTCGGAGAAAATAAATGGCAGAAATAGACAAATCGTTACCCAACATAATGACTCAGCTCACACCAGAGCAAGAGACTGAACAAGTTATAGCGGACACAGAAATTTTAAACCCAAGTGGGGAAACTGAAGTTTTAGAAAATGAAGACGGCAGTGTAGATATTAATTTTGATCCAAACGCATTACAAAACATTCAAGCAGATCATAATTCTAACTTAGCTGAATTTTTACCTGATGATGTTTTAGGAAGTCTTGGTTCAGAATTATTTGAAAATTATCAAGACTATAAAAATTCTAGAAAAGAATGGGAAAGAACTTACAAAGAGGGTTTAGATCTTTTAGGATTTAAATATGAAAATAGAACAGAACCTTTTCAAGGTGCTTCTGGTGCAACTCACCCTGTTCTTGCAGAAGCTGTGACTCAGTTTCAAGCTTTAGCTTACAAAGAATTATTACCAGCCGAAGGTCCAGTAAGAACTCAGATCTTAGGTTTATCAACTCCAGAAAAAGAACAACAATCTTTAAGAGTAAAAGATTTTATGAACTATCAACTTATGGATCAGATGAAAGAATATGAACCAGAGTTTGATCAAATGTTATTTTATTTACCTTTAGCTGGATCATCATTTAAAAAAGTTTACTATGATGATCTACTAGGACGAGCTGTATCAAAGTTCGTACCTGCAGATGATTTAATTGTTCCGTACGCAGCTACCTCATTAGATGATGCGGAATCAATTATTCATCGAATACAAATTTCTGAAAATGATTTAAGAAAACAACAAGTTGCTGGTTTCTATAGAGACATAGAATTAAAACCAAGTGATGGAACTGAATCAGAAGTTCAAGAAAAAGAAAAAGAATTAGAAGGTCAAACAAAATCAAAAAATGAAGACGTATTTAATTTATTAGAATGTCATGTGAATTTAGATCTTGAAGGTTTTGAAGATATGAATCAAATGACTGGTGAGCCCACTGGAATTAAACTTCCGTATGTTGTTACTATCGAAGAAGGATCAAGAGAAATATTATCTATTAGAAGAAATTATGAACCTAATGATCCTAAGAAAAACAAGATTCAATACTTTGTACACTTTAAATTTTTACCAGGTTTAGGTTTCTACGGTTTTGGATTAATTCACATGATTGGTGGATTATCTAGAACTGCAACAGCTGCATTAAGACAATTACTTGATGCTGGTACTCTTTCTAACTTACCTGCTGGTTTCAAACAGCGAGGAATAAGAATTCGAGACGACGCACAGTCTATTCAACCTGGCGAATTTAGAGATGTCGACGCACCAGGCGGAAATATACGTGACGCATTTATGATGCTTCCATTCAAGGAGCCGTCTCAAACTCTCTTAGCACTAATGGGCGTCGTAGTACAGTCAGGTCAGCGTTTCGCATCTATAGCTGATCTACAAGTAGGTGAGGGTAATCAACAAGCCGCAGTGGGTACGACAGTTGCGTTGCTAGAAAGAGGATCTAGGACAATGTCTGCAATTCATAAAAGAATTTATGCAGCATTAAAATTAGAATTCAAATTACTTGCAAGAGTTTTCAAGTTATATCTACCTCAAGAATATCCTTATGATGTTGTTGGCGGTCAAAGAGTAATTAAACAAACAGACTTTGACGATAGAGTAGATATTCTGCCAGTTGCTGACCCTAATATATTTTCTCAAACACAGCGTATTTCCCTTGCGCAAACGGAGATGCAATTGGCAGCCTCAAATCCTGCTATACATAACCAATACCAAGTTTACAGAAATATGTATGAAGCATTAGGTGTAAAAGACATTGATAAAATTTTAATTCGACCACAACCACCTCAACCGAAGGACCCAGCGTTAGAACACATTGATGCTCTCGCTGGGAAACCGTTCCAAGCGTTTCCTGGTCAAGATCACAGAGCTCACATTACAGCTCACTTAAATTTTATGGCAACTAACATGGCAAGAAATGCGCCAATTGTTATGGCAGGGTTAGAGAAAAATTGTTTTGAGCATATTTCTTTGATGGCACAAGAACAAGTAGAGATAGAATTTAAAAATGAAATGCAACAGTTAGCTGCTATTCAACAAAATCAACAAGCTATGATGGATCCTAACATTCAAATACAAGTAAAAATGTTATCAGAAAAAATTGAATCAAGAAAAGCAAAACTAATTGCTGAAATGATGGAAGAATTTATGCAAGAAGAGAAAAAAATTACATCACAATTTGATAATGATCCTATTGCTAAATTAAGATCAAGAGAATTAGACCTTCAAGCTCAAGAAAATGAGAGAAAACGTTCTGAAGGTGAAGATAGAATGAACTTAGATCGTATGAAAGCCATGATGAATCAGCAAACTCAAGATGAAAAGCTAAGACAAAACGAAGAATTGGCTAAATTGAGAGCAGATACATCAATTGAAAAGACAATTTTATCAAAAACAATACCAAATCCAAAACCAAGAGGACAGTAATGAAAAAATCAAT